ATCCATTATTATCTAATCCATTTGGATTAAAATGGATTTGTAAGTTATTAATACTAATATTTAGACAAAAATTATATTCTATTTCCATTTTACGTTATTGATATGGCGACACCTTTTGTTATATTTAAGGTATTGTATGATGTGATGTTAGTGTATTTAGGTGTTGACGTACCTTTAATTAGTAAAAATTCGCTATTTCCGTTGTACCAATTTGAATTAGCGTAACTTGTTAATAATTTATCAACATTAGAACTATTAAATCCGCTTCCACCAACTATTATAACTTCTAATAAATTTGTAAAAATTCTTGAACTATTTGAGAATGTTGATATTGTGTTATTACCGGATATGTATAATTTATTAATATCTAGATGAACTAATGATAGGTCACCTGATATTGTGTTATTACCATATATTTGAATTATTTTTGCATTAGAAGGTAAGTCTTGAATATTACCATAAATGGTATTATTGCCTTTAATAGTTATTGATGAATATGCGAAAGAATTACCTAAACTATTAATATTACCGGTTAATGTGTTGATACCTTGTAAATCAAAATTCGCCTGAATTTTTAAATTTAATGAACTAATATTACCGCTAATACTATTACTTCCGAGAATAGTTAACGTCTTTAATGTTGTGTAGTTTAATGTTACAATATCTCCATACAGAGTATTACTTCCCAAAACTATTATAGTTTTTAAATTTGGTGGTAATGTAGATATATCACCAGTTACTAAATTTGTCCCTTTTAAAGTTATATCTGTAACACTATTTGATAATCCGCCTAAATCACCAAATATTGTGTTATTACCCTGTACATCTATTGTTAATAAATTAGGTGTTGACATTAATGATATATCACCGGTGATAGTGTTTAAACCATAAATTGTTATATTGTAAAGTAATGATGGGAAAACAGAGATATTACCACTTAAAGTGTTTTTACCGGCTAAAATTATATTTGTTAATGTTGTTGGTAAATTAGAAACATCACCTGATATATTATTTGATTGATTTTGATTATTACCCCAATAATCTACATATAATTTTTTTAAACCGATAGGTAAATTTCCTACATCTCCCGAACAATTAGAGTATTGTGAAATAAACTCAGTTAAAGTTGATGGTAATAAACTTATATTACCTGATGTAAAAATGCCTTGGTTTGTGAAAGACCCATAAATTTGTAATCCATCTAAATTCTTTAATTGAGACGTTTCAATTTCTAAATATCTAACACTATTTGAAGTCATTTGAGGGGCAACCTGTGATGGTGCCAACCAAATTATAGATGTTAAATCAGAAGATTGGATTAATATATTTCCTGTATAAGGGGTTGAATATGTGTGTATAATATAACTTATTCCTGAAGGATAATTACTAATATTACCGTCGCCCCAAACCACTCTATATGGTAATGAAGCGTTTATTATAAACCCTTGAGAGTCAACCTTTGTTATACTATTTAAACTTCTAGCAATCATCGTGAATGTTTCACTAAATGATGGTGTTGATGATGTAGGTGTTAACGTTTGAGTTGGTGTTAGGGTTTGAGTTAAAGTTTGTGTTGGTGTGCTAGTAGGAACTGCACCTGATGTTTGTGTTAAAGTTTGAGTAGGTGTTTGAGTAGGTGTTGTGGTTAAAGTTTGTGTGGGTGTTGGTGTTGTTGTTGGAGTAGATGTTGGGGTAGATGTTGGTGTACTAGTAGGCGTTGGTGTTAGAACAATAGCTTCTGAACATAAAATACAATCGCCATCATCTAAAAATCCGTATGGTCCTAATAATAATGAAACATCGTCAATACCTATTGTATTAAGATTAACACCAATATATCCAACACACATTAGTGTTCCATTAACGTTGGCTTGATAAACATGAAACTTCTCAATTGGAATATTTCCTGGCGTAACTATTTGATTTGTAGTATAATACATCATACCGTTATAACAACTTTGGAATTGATAACTATAAGGACATACAATAGTATCGTCAATTGTGTTAAACGTTACGCCTTGTTCAAAAGTACAAGTACGTGCAATTTGTGCCGATGGTGTTGGCGTCATTGTTGGGGTGAGTGTTGGTGTAGGTGTTACACTTTGAATAGTTGCACTAATAACTACATTACATGGGTTTGTGGGTGTTGGTGTGGGTGTTGGTGTTAATGTTGTTGTACTTGTTATTGTTGGTGTGGGAGTGGTTTCAAAATCACAATCAAATATTGCTGAGAAATTTAAATTTGCACAATTTAATGTTGGTGTGGGTGTGGGTGTTGGACACGCTCCACTAGAAAAATAGACATCATCTAAATCCGGACACGGATTAAAACATGGTGATTGACCTGATAAAAGACAAGTCCCATCTAAAACAGTTGATAAACACCATTGAGTTGACCCTGTGTTATAATAAATGAATAATCCATTTGTTTGACCTGTCCAATATAGTTGAGAGTTATGTGTCCCGGCACTAAAGTATATATCATCAAATGTTGGGTAACCAGTGTTTGAAAGGCAATATGTTGAACTACAAGGCATATTATAATGTTAAATTTAAAATTGATTCACAATTATTATTATCTATAACTTTTAAATTAAATGATGTTAATGTACTCCAAATAGGAGGTATAATTACATTATAAGGAAAGGTTGAAACTGTGTCTATGTATATTGATAAAGTAATTGGGTTATCACATAGATAAACTTTGAAGGGTGATACTCCGGTAATATTACTTATTGTTATTTGTGTACTCATTTCGTTATGTTATCTCAATAAATATAGGGGGATTAAAAAACTAATAAAGTTTTGATAATAATAATTTTATTCGTATATTTGCATCTATGTCAGATGATGCGGAAATTTTATTAGAAATACTACACGATATCTTAGGGGATGAAAAACTTCACTATGAGTCAAAGGGTCAAATATCCTTTGACTGTCCTATATGCGATGAAGACCAACACAAAGGAAACATGGAAGTGAATTACTTTGAACACGTCTATAAGTGTTGGAGTTGTGGAGATGAAAATAATACCAAAGGACCTCTTGGAAAACTAATTGACAATTTTGGTAACAAGAAACAGAAAAAGATATACAACCTACTTCAACCTGAAAATCACAAACCAAAAGAGAAACGAGTTACTAAATTAAGACTACCTGAAGGATTTACCAAATTCAAGGATAGTAGTTTAGTTTATCCGGTTCGTCGTCAAGCATATAATTACTTAACCCAACGTGGAATTACTGATAAAATTATTGAAAAGTATGGGATTGGATTCTGTGATAAGGGTGCGTTCTCGGGTAGGGTAATAATTCCTTCTTATGATAATAAGGGAGAGTTAAACTATTTTATAGCCAGAAGTTGGGACCCAAATAGCCGTGCCAAATATAAAAATCCTGAAGCATCAAAAGATGAGATAATATTCTTTGAGAACACAATCAATTGGAATAAAGATATTCATCTTTGTGAAGGTGCCTTTGACGCGATATTCCTACCTAATAGTATTGCTATGTTAGGAAAACATATGTCCGACTTATTACTTAATACGTTATATGAGAAGGCAAATGGTAATATAATTATTTGTTTGGATAGTGACGCGTGGCAAGACGCTGTTAAGTTATACCACAACTTAAATGGGGGTAAATTATATGGTAAGGTTAAAATAATAAAATTAACGGGTGATGCCGATGTTGCCGATTTAAGAGGTGACATCAGTGATTACTTTTATAAAATGAAATAGATGATAGATTTAAATGAGGTTGCAAAAGAGATTAGAGAGTTATTAGATAAACGAAGAGGGGAACTTGAATTAACATTCGTTGAGGACACTCACACTTATTATATGAAAGATGAGACCGGAGTAATCCGGAGTGATTATCCATCTGTTAGTAAGGTAATGAAATACTTTTACGAGGAATTTGATACGGAAGGTATATCATTAAAGAAAGCCAAAGGAGACCTTGAGATTCAACAACAACTCTTAGATGAGTGGAAGGCGGCGGGGGATTACTCAACCAATATGGGAAGTAGAGTTCACTATATGTTGGAGAAGAAAACTATTGAGATGTTTGGGGATTACAAAGAGGTTAGACAACCAATCTTTGAGTGTGACTTTACACAAATCTTAAAGGGTGATAGTATGATATCCGCAGGAACCGCTTACTTAAACCTTATGGTTGAGAGAGGTGCCGTATTATTGGATACGGAGATTGTGTTGGGTGACCCTGAACTAGCTTACACCGGACAACCGGATAAGGTATGGTTGATAATGAATAAGGAACAAACTGAATTCGGATTGGTAATAACGGACTGGAAATCAAATAAGCCAAAGAACTTTGAGGAATCATTCTTCACTAAAAAAATGTATTACCCATTTGATAAGTTACCAAACAATGCGTTGGGTCACTACTTCACTCAATTACCATTTTACGGAAAACTTCTTATTAAAATGTTACAAGGAACCAAATACGAAAACATTAAATTGTATGGATGTGTGATTGTCCTTGTTAAAGAGATTGGTCAGTATGAAGAATTCCGTGTTCCAAAGGGAGTTCAAGAAACTATCTTGGATATGGATGTGAAAAAATATTTGACTAAGAAGTAAAAATAAACTAAATTTAAAAGAAAAACATATGGACGATTTATTACAACCAAAGATTGATTTAAAGAAACAACCTACATTAGTGTGTGAACAATGTGATAGCATTTACTTCAAAGAAGTTACGATGATAAAAAAAGTTAACAAATTGTTAACCGGAAGTCAGGAAGACACTATAGTTCCGTTCCCAACTTACAGATGTGACGATTGTGGTCACGTAAATGAGGAGTTTAAATTATTTGATAAATAATGAGACTGGTTAAACGAGGATTTGCGTCACAACCATTAGGGTCTATGACTTTATGGTTAATACCAACATTATCATATGTTATACAAAAGGCTGCTGGAGTAACATTTCATAGAGAGTGGATATGGTGGGTCGGAATACCTACTTTGATTTTGGGTTGGGTATTATTAAATTGGAAAATTAAAAAATAAAATGATAAAGAAATTAGTTCACTTTAGTGACTTACATATAAGATTATTCAAAGACCACGACTTATATCGAGGAATCTTGAATGATATGTTGGAACAATTCAAAGAGATTGCTCCGGATAGGATTGTATTCACCGGAGACCTAGTTCATTCTAAAAACCAAATGACTCCCGAACTTATTGAGTTCGTGGCTTGGATTCTTACGGAGTGTTCTCAAATTGCCAAAACAATAGTTATAATTGGAAACCACGACTTTTTGGAATCGAACTCATCAAGATTAGACGCTCTTACACCGGTTATTGACTCATTAAAGAATGACAACATCGTTTATTTGAAGAACAGAGGTGAATACGAGGACGATAATGTTGATTGGGTGGTGTATTCATTGCTTGACCATAACATTCCACCTGAGATTGAAAAAACGGGTAGATTGAAGATTGGATTGTTTCACGGACCAGTTCAGGGATTAACTACTGATATCGGATATAAGTTTGAAACCGGGTTTGAAACAGATAAGTTTAATGGATGTGACTTGGTTTTATGTGGTGATATTCACAAAAGACAAATCTTCAACATACCTGGTGGAAAGAAAGCGTATATGGTTGGTTCAACAATTCAACAGAACTATGGTGAGACAATAACCAAGCATGGATTCGGAATCTATAATCTTGAATCAGATGAATATTCATTTGTTGATTTGGATAATCCAAAACCTTTCTTATCATTTAAGATGAAATCATTTGATGATATTATAAACGGAACTGAAAAATTGGTTAATAGTGGTAAATAAAAAAATATGAATAATTTAAATGATATTGCCATTAAATATGGTACAGATAAAAGTTCTGAAATACACGATTATTGTGTAAAATATGAAAAATATTTTAATTTTAATCGAAATGATAAATTAAAAATACTTGAAATAGGTGTTTTGTATGACGCTTCCTTAAAAACTTGGAGCGAATTTTATCCAAACTCTTTAATTGTTGGGATAGATATTGATGAAAACTGTAAAATTTATGAGTCCGAAAATATTAAAATTGAAATTGGTTCACAAGAGGATGAGAAATTTTTAAATAATGTTATTGAAAAATATGGTGAATTTGATTTAATAATTGATGATGGTTCTCACTATCAATCACATATGATTAAATCATTTGAAATTTTATTTCCGTGTGTTAAAAAAAATGGTTTGTATGTTGTTGAAGACACTTGTTGTTCTTATTGGGATGAATATGAGGGGGGATTTAGGAAATCAGGTACTGCTATAGAATACTTTAAAGATATTATTGATGATGTTAACTTTAATGGGGAATTACTTGAAAGTCATTATAGTTATGCTAGAAAAGATGACTTATTAATTGAACAAGTTAAATTAAAAAATTATAAAATAAGAACTGATATTGAATCAATAAATTTTATGAATTCAATTATTATCATAACTAAACGATAAAATGGGAAATCTTAGAGACAAATTCTCCGATGAGGAGTGGGAAGAATTACTTAAAAAAATAGAACAAGAAGACAAACAACGTGCATCAAATCAAGTTAACAAGTAGTCAATTAAGTAGTGTCAATGAATATTGTAAATTAAACAATATTGAGGACGTGGATAAGTTCATAACCAAATGTTATACTGAAGGATTTAACATAAAGAAATATGGTCTACTTGGTGATGATTCGGGAAAAACAGGTATTGTTGGTGAAAAACAGGTAGAAATTGAGGTAATCCGTGAAATACGGGTAGAAGTACCTGTTGAAGTTATTAAAGAGATTGAGGTGATTAAAGAAGTTATTAAGGAAATTCAGATTGAAACTATCAAAGAAGTAGAGGTTATTAAATATGTTGATAGAGAAGTCATAAAAGAAGTGAGAGTAGATGTTCCTGTCCCAAATATAGATAAAATTGGGGACAAACCTGAACCGATAATTATTGAAAAAATAGTTGAGGTCATTAAAGAAGTTGAAAAGATAGTTGAAGTAGAAAAATCAAATGATAAGACATTACTTCTCCAAGAAACTTTACAGAAACTTAGAAAAGAACTATCTTTAAAGAACACAAGGATTGAAGACCTTGAAAAAATAAATAAACAATTGGAATCCATTAAAGTTAGTCAAGGTGCTGTCTTTATGAAAGGTTCTAACTTAAATGAGATGATGTAATATGATTAACATTTTAACTTGGTTCATCTTAAGCTACGGGCTTATGAACATTATGGTCTACGGGTCAATCTTTCAGGGATTTAGAGACTTCTTCCAAAAATGGGGAAACAATAAATTATTACCATTTAATGGTATTGCTAACTTTATATCGGGTATAATAACTTGTCCGATGTGTTTTAGTTTTCACGGAGGTTGGTTTTTATCATTAACTGTGTTCTCACCAACATTTGTATTGTTTGAAACACCATTATGGATTAGTTGGTTCTTTGATGGAATTCTATCATCCGGAGCGGTATGGGCAATCAATGCGATAATTGAATGGTTTGAAGAAAATAGACCATCAAAAAATTAAGTTATGGAAACTAAGTTAGGTGATTTTGTAATTAAGTTTTTACAAAATAAAACAGAAACAAGAAAGATTATCAAGTGTGACGACTTTTTTCAGTTAATAAATGATATGGGTATTACTGATGATAGCGATGAAATTATAAGTATTATTAATTATTTAGAAGAAAACAATACAGATATTAACTTTCATGGGGCAAAAACTCAAAATTTTTACAATAGATTTAGAAATATTGAAAAAAAAGTTCAGATGTCTAAAATGTTAATGGGTTCTAAAACGGAAGTTCAAAAAATGATTGAAAAGGTTGAGAGTGTTAAAGTTCAAGAAAGACCAGATTGGTTGGATTATTATCGTAATGATGATGAAGGTGATGAGAGTCCTAATCATATGGGATTATCTGATAGAGATAAGAACTTAGGTCAAGACATTATTGATAGACTGACTAGTGAGGTTAAGGAACGAATTGATAATGAGCCGGGAATAACGTTAGAAGAAATACGAGAACAAATGAATGACGAAATAAATAACAATTAAATAAAAACAATTATGCCAAAGTCAAAATTACGTGGTGGAGCAAAGGCTCACAAAACAAGAGTTGTAACAAGAAACAACGCTCTTAAAGGATTAAGAAAGAAAGCTCAAGCGGAGTACACAGAAATGTTTGAAAAACAAATGGAGACATTGAAAGCTCAATATCAAAATGAGAATGGTGAAACAATGGATTTGAACACTGAAGTTATTGGTGAAACAAATGAAATTAATGTGACCGAAGCTGAGGTTGTAACTCCTGAGGTGGAAGTTGAGAACTAAGATAATATCAGCGTTTCCTGGTGTCGGTAAAACGACTTACCATAAAAACAATACTGGAACTACATTAGATTCAGATTCGAGTAATTTCAGTTGGGTTGTTAATAAAGATGGTGAAAAGGTTAGAAACCCCGAGTTTCCACAGAACTACATTACCCATATTAAAAATTGTATAGGTAAATACAAATACATATTTGTTTCATCACATAAAGAAGTTAGAGATGCTTTGTTAGACAATTGTCTTTTCTTTTACTTGGTTTATCCGGATGATAAACGAAAAGAGGAATTCATCCAACGATACCGAGATAGAGGTAACGACGAGAACTTCATTAAGTTAGTTGATTCTAAATGGGATGAATGGATGTCGGAATACTATTGGATGGATAGAGGTTGTGAGAAACTAACCGCATATGATGGTTGGAACTTAGATACTGTATTGGAGGCTCAAGACAGAAGAGACGGTGGAGATGTCATTCAAGAAGAAGTAGAAGAACTGAATTAAAACAAATGGATTTATTCAATCCCCCACCACAATTTAATTACACAATAATGATAAAAGATTTAGATATCACAAGTTTTGATAATCCTTACCTACAGATTGTATGGGAGGATTATGCCGAAAACTTTACACAAGAAAAAATAAAGAGTGTTCGTCATTACTTTCAAAAGAAGTACAACACGACCAACGTCAACGTAATCACGAAGACAAAGGTTGCTGAGGACACCACACATACCGTAGACATCTCCTTTAACATCTTGGACGAGAACTATCAATTAGAATTGGTTCGTTCATTCTTGGAGTCAAAAGGAAATATGGAACACTACGATGATATCTACCAACTTAATAGTATTGTGGATAATAAATTGTTACAGGACCAAACCGACGCCACTCCGTTTAAGAGATGGTACATTAAGAACATTGAGTTCTCAAATTTTTTATCCTATGGTGAGAATCAGAAGATAGATTTTGAGAAGTGTGATGGGATTACGGTTGTGGAATCAAACCCGCCTAACTTTGGGGGTAAGACAGTTCTAACAGTAGATTTACTTATGTTCTTATTCTTTAATGAGACAACCAAGACATCAAAGGCGGAAGAGATATTCAACAGGTTTACAGATAGAAACAAAGTTGCCGTAAAAGGTGAGATTACAATCGATGGTGAGGAGTATATCATATTGAGAAATATTGAAAGAAAGTTATCAAAGAAAAACGAATGGACGGTTAAGACCGAGTTGGACTTTTATAAAAGATTGTCTGATGGTAGTTTACAAAACTTCACCGGAGAACAACGAAGAGAGACCGAGGCGTTTATTAAAACGTCAATCGGGACCAAAGAGGACTTCTTAATGACCATCCTAACAACTGCCACCAACTTGGAAGAACTAATTGACGCTAAACCTACGGCGAGGGGTCAAGTTCTTTCAAGGTTTATGGGGTTAGACTTTCTTAAACGTAAAGAGGAAGCTGCCAAAGAAATTTATAGTGACTTCTCCAAAGGAATGTTATCTAACATCTATAACTCTGAAGAACTTAAAACGGATAACCAAACTAGTCAGGAAACGATTGATACCCTAACGGAAAGTAATCTTACGTTGGGTACTCAGTTGGAAGATGCTAAAGCAAGAATCCTTAAGGGACAAGAGTATCGTGATGGGTTGTTAAACTCTAAACATAATATTGATAAAGATTTGACACTAGTATCTCCGGACAAAGTCCAAGAGGAAATTAATGGGTTGGACCTACAGAAGACCAAAGCCATTTCAGATAGAGATGGTGTTAAGGTTGTTGAACCATCTGAATTTTACCACGAGGATAAACACGATGAGGTGAAACAGGAGATTAAAGATTTGATTACCAAACAAGCGGAGAACAACGCCAAGATTAAAAGTATCGAAGAACTTAAGAGTTCGGTTGATGGTGGAATCAAATGTGAACACTGTGGTATTGAACTGATGAATGCTGCAATTACCAACGCAAAAATTGGGGAGCTTGCCGGTTTTATCACGCACAAAGGGGAATTAGAGGGGTTAATGCAGGATTTAACCAGCAAAGAGTTAGGTTTTGTTAATCTTAAAAAAGAGTTTGATGAGTATGAGAAAAACAAACTTATCAAAGAGAAATATGAATTAAGTGTTGAACGTTTCCAATTGATGATTGACGCGTTAAAAACCAAATTAGAAAGATACTCTGAGGTTCAGGATAAGATTATTGAAAACAATAAGACAGATGGATTGTTAATTAAAGCGGGAATTAGAATTGATGAACTTGAGGGTGAGAAGAAAACTATTGAAACTAGTATCTCAAACAATAAGTTTACAATGACAAATCTAACTACCAAGATAACTTCTAACTTGGAAACAATTAGAAAGATTGCGGAAGAGGCTGAAAGAGAAAGAATCTATAAAATCTATTTGGAAATCTTCGGTAAGAATGGTGTGACCAAACTTATAATGAAAACGATGATGCCACTTATTAATAGTGAACTTCAACGATTATTAGAAGATAGTTGTCACTTCAGATTAGAGGTTAAGATTAACGATAAGAATGAGGTTGATTTCCTTATGATTGATAACAACACTCAGGTTGAGAAACCGATGGCGTCCGGTTCCGGGTATGAAAGAACCATTGCGTCACTAGCGTTAAGAGCGGTGTTGAGTAAGATATGTTCATTACCAAGAGCTAACGTTGTTGTGTTTGATGAGGTGTTCGGAAAGATATCCAACGACAATTTGGAGATGGTATCAGAATTCTTTAGTAAGATTAAAGAATATTTTGAGAAGATATTCGTTATCACACACAACCCATTAGTAACAAATTGGGCTGATAACGTGGTGAGAATTAGAAAAGAAGAAAATATTAGTTATGTTTCCCAATAAATGTTTGGGAAACATAATTTTTTTAGTATCTTTGTAACATAATATATAACTTAAACGTATAAAGTATGGATGGTTTAACCAAATACATTTTATTTGTCTTCGCAAAGAATGACAACCCAAAAGAATTTACAGAACAAATTGCTGAAGAATTATGTGTTATTTCAGACACTCCAAATCTTAATTTTTATTTTGGACCAGAATCATCTGTGTTCACAATCTCAACATTAGATTCCCATCAGGATGTAAAAGACTATGTTGATATGATTTTAGACGGGGGGGATATTATGTATGTCTTACTACCTTACACATCTGACAATTTGTCATATGGTTTACCTAAAAAAATATCAGAACACCTTTTTAATGATGGTATTAGTGACTTTATGTCAGAAAAATCAAAACTTTCAGATAAAAGTGAGTTTGAGGTACGAAAAATGATACAAGACCAAATCAAAGAAAGTTTTATGTTAAACATTGAAGACTTTGACTTTGATTATGATGAAGATGAATGGAGTGATATTGATGAGATTAAAAACAAACAACGTAGTCCATCTTTAGACGATTTATTGGAAAAGATTAAAGAAAAAGGTTTAAATTCGCTGACAGAAAAAGAATTATCACAACTTAACAAATATTCAAATTAGTATGAAAGAAAAAAATTCAGGAATTCCTATAAATCAGGAAGAAATCCAATTATATCTAAAAGATATCCGGAAAATTAAAGTAATGACTGTAGAAAGAGAGAGAGAGTTATCAAAACTAATTGTTTCAGGTACTCTTACCAAGCAAGAAATTGATGAAATTAATAAGGAATTATTAGAGGGTAATCTTCGTTTTGTTATTACTGTGGCAAAACAGTATCAAAATCAAGGGTTAGATTTTCCTGATTTAATTGCTGAGGGAAATTTAGGGTTAATGAAGGCGATTAATAACTTTGATTGGACTAAGAACTTAAGATTTATTTCATATGCTGTATGGTGGGTTAAACAATCTATCCTCCAATCACTAAATGACAATGCTAGAACCATCCGTTTACCGGTTAATGTAGTACAAGATTTACATAGAGCAAAAAAAGAAATTGAATCTAATGGTGGTAAATTGGATGATAAGTTTCAAAACTTACCATCGATGATTGATTTAGATATGAACATTAATGAAGATGGTGATACTCTTATTGATATAATTAAAAACGAGGGTGCTGATATGCCTGATGAGGTTTTTAATAGTAAAGACCAATTAAAAGCTAAACTAATTACATTGTTAAATGTTTTAGATGAACGTGAAAAAGTAATTGTTGAGGATTATTTTGGTTTAACAGGAACACCAAGAACTCTTGAAGATATTGGTGGAGATTTTAATCTAACAAAGGAACGAGTTAGACAAATTAAAGAGAAAGCCTTGAGAAAATTAAGGAATGATAGTTCAGTATTATATGAATATATGTAAAAACTTTATAACCTTCTATTTATTATGATAGAAGGTTTTTTACTTTTATGATAAAACTAAAACAAAAATTATGAAACCAATTTTAAATTTTATTGATACTTGGGGTATTAGAATAATGTTTTTCCTAGTGGTAATAACATTTTTCAAAACTTGTAGTACAAACTCAAAAGTCCAAGACGTTAATGATAGTGTTGATTCACTTTCAGTTAAACTTCGTAAGGAAATAAAGATTGAAGGTCTTAAATCCGAGAAAAGAGCTATCCAA